ACTCCGCGCTGTATGTCGATGCTGCTTTTATATAGTTAAGCGGATCGCCGGCACCTGACCACAGATCATGGTTGCCTTTGACTAGCAAAGCGAGCTTTCCGCGAAGCTGATCGAACAGCCATTCCACCAGCTGCCATTGCTGGCGGTCAGAGACTTCGGTCGCAGCCCACAGGTGTTGGAGCTTGCCAACCCAGTTATTTGAAACGTCGCCCAGGCAGGCGACGATCATCGCCGGGTTACTCTGAACCGTCTCTATATGCCGCCGCAACGTCGGCCAGTCACAGCCCGGCACGTCATCGATGTGTGGGTCGCCCATCCAAACGATGCCAACTGGGCCAGGGATTTTAATCTTAATCGGCACCCAGTCGCGTGAATCGGCTGCCGCCTGCGCGGTCTCCGCTCGCCGGGTGATATGATCGACGAGCGCCTCGGTGTCCATCTCATCGCTTGGCAGATCAGGGCTGTCGTAGATGGGCTCTCTTGTGTGATCCACCAAGCCGGCGAGCTTGGCCTTGTCGAGCCGCCGCCGCACGGTCGATCGAGCGAAGCCTGTCTCTTTTGAGATTTGCGAGATATTTCCCTCGTGCCGATCGTTCAGCTCAGCCACCTCGCGCAACTCTGCCTCTGTAATTTCATCTCTTCGCATCAGCAGTCCTTTAGCTGTTCATGCAGTACGTCCAGCCGATCGATCCAGTGCCAAAAGGCTGGATAATCATGACTAGGAAACATCCGGGCCTCGATCTCATCGGCGACCTCGCTTCCAGCTACTGGGAACGGCGGGCAGATGTCGGGGTCACTGCCCGTCGCCGTCCCGCATGCGCCCAACGAGATCACGAGCATCGCGGCGAGGCCGAGCAGCAAGCTCAGCCTGACGAGCCTTCGCTCTGGCGGTGCGTTTAGAAATTTTAGACGAAACATGCGCCCTCCCTGCGAAATAAGCGCCGACCATCGGCAGCAGCTTGAGTACGCCGCCCAGTAATTTGAAAATGGCGAGCAGCGGCATTCATTCCACCGGCGCTTTATCTTTCGTCAGCGCGGCGATAGCCGCAACGACGGCGATGGCTGCGGAGATAATTATCTCTTTATTCTCTGGCGAGACGCCGATGCCGATCGCGCCGACCACTGAGAATAAGCCCATCCAAGTTGAACGCTCTTTCGCTCTTAAAATAATCCACTGCATTAGTTTTCTCCTTCATCTGTTTTGATAATCTTAGGGTCACCAATGACCCAACCCATTTCATGCTCTCTGAAGAATTTTCTTGCGGTTTCCATCGTGATCCCCCAGGCCATATGCGTGACCGGGCCGGTCGCCCAGGTCGCCGATACCTTTGACGGTATCGATTGCAGCTCGTACTGCTGCCGCGCGTCGCTCCAGCGGAAGGCGGCCCCGCCGCTGTTGCCAAAAATTATCGGGCAGGAAATCAGCGCGTAACGGCTATCCTCGCCTTTGATCTCGGCGTCGAGGAAGCCCACTTCACCCGAGGTAAGGAAGGGCGGGTTGCCGAGGCCGGCACCGACGCATTGAATGCGATCGCCCAGATAAGTGGGCGCATCTTCCGGCATGATCGCCGCGACGTACTGGACTTCGGTCTCTTTGTTTCGGGTTCTTAAAAGAGCCAGATCGCGGAGGGGGCTATAGGCCACGATGTCTGCCTTCTGACCGCGCGTGCCGATGTTCCTGCTGAGATCGTTGTACTCAAACCAGATGGCCTGGACCGTCTCGCGCCTCTCGATATCGATTTTTCCAGGCTCGTTACACTTTGGCGGCCCGCTGCACCAGAGCTTCGAGACCTTTATCGAGTTAGCGACGACGTGATGGTTGGTCAGGATATACGTGTGAACCTCGCCGTCATGCCGCTCGGAGAAGATGACCGTGCCGGAGCCCGAGCCATGCCCAGACTGAACCAGCACCACAGGGTAAATCATCTGTTCGTGCCGCACCTTGGCAGACTGGTCCGCGACTGCTGCGCCCGCTGACGCGACAATAAAAAAGGCGGCCAATGCCGCCCTGATTAGAAAGTTTTTCATAAGGGTTCCCCTACATAATAATTTACAGCTCCAACGTCGAATTGAACGCCTCGACGCCGAATACTTTTTCGCAAGCGTGACAGTCCCAACACCTGTTTTTACACTTAGACAAAATCTTGCTCAGACCTTGGCCCTTCTTGGTGTTCCAGATCGATGAAATATCTTCGGCGCTGTGTTGCTGGGTCTGTGCTAAATTTGTCCAGCCTTGCGGTGCCCATCGATCCACTAAATATGGTGAAAGACTTTTCTCATATATCTCTTGAAATGAATCTGCATACTCAAAAGCGTCAAGTAATTTGCCACTTTCCAGGTCGATTTTTCTGTTTCCCTTTTCGATGCCGGACCAGCACATTCGGCCATCGGGATCGATCCCCTGCGACTGCCCCAGCCTGCCGCTGAATTTAAACACATCTACATTTTCAGAAAATTCATCAACAATTTCTTTGGTTGCCATCGAGATATTAATGCCAAGCCGGGGCAACTGTTCTGTATATGGGGTGCGCCAGCGCACACAGGTCGTCGGAAAAGTCTGCCAATAATTTGATTCTGATTGCTGCAATGGTGCTTGCCAAAGATCATGCTCCTGTTTGAAGGGGCAGCTCGGCATACAGGACTCAGATGCTAACAGTGATGTTTCAATCTTTAGCTTTTTCGTCTCTTGGCGGATTTCTTTCAATAAATCGATGTCTCGATTCAGAGAGCGATCCAATAATATTGTCGTGTATCCCAAGGCTGCGTAGTCATAGACCTCTTGGGTAGATTTCACCAGATGGTTGACTGTGTTTTTCCAGTTCATATCTGGGAATGCTTCCTGTAAAGCCCCAGTCCTCATCAGATGAGTCGAGCTAATTGTGCAAACCCTAAGACCCCGCTCATAATATCCCCGTATAAATTCTAGCATCTGATTTATGACGTTCGCGTCAGATGCCAATTCCTTGCCCATATCCAGGGTATTTAGGGTGAGTGAAATTTCTGTGCCAAACTCATCTTGGATTTTGAATAGGTTATCTAACTGAATGGGAGATGGGCTGACTCCCATTACATCGCCATACTTCTTTTGCTCACCCTTATACTCATAATGAAATTCCCCGCCAAAAAATATGTCGCGAATTTCGTCCTTGTATTCTTTGGCTGAGTTTTTAAACAAGCGATAGAAAATATCGTCATCGGAATAGTTATCCCAATGTGGTATCGAAAATTTTCGGGTAAAATCTGGCATGTCTACTCTGAAGTCAGAACTCTATCCCGATCACCCGGATCAACAATATCGACGCGAGGGTTGTCAGCCTTCACCTTGGTTATGTGATCAACATAGACTGTCGTCCCGTCTCTCAAGTCCCGAAAGATCGCATCCAATTGATCGCCAATTGGACCGTAGGCGCTCTTCCTGTTCTCAGCCATTGTTGCGCGCTGACCTGAGGGTGACGCCAACCAAGCCGCAGACGAGTCCGTAACCGTGTTGTCCCCCGGATTGTATTGCCATCCGCTTTTAACGTCTGCATTTTCCACTGAGTGCCAAGCCAAGTTTGGATGAACTTCAAAAGTGGCGTCGGCGACTTGCTCGACCCTGTTCGTTGCAACTGTAACTAAAATATGCGGCATTCTAAAAACTCCTACCTATTCGTATTCCCAAACGACGACCAACCCACCAACGGAATTAGCGCCTTGTGTGTACCCGTTATAAACTCCGATGCCGCCACCGCCATACGCTAAGTGAGCAGCCGTGTTAGTCCCGAAGGTGGCACTACGCCCTTGCTGACCACCGCCAAAGTACGACGAGCCGCCCGAACTTGAAGCAGCACCATCGTGGTAGCCGCCGCCGCCGCCGTATGTGTTGATATCGCCACCAGTGCCAACTCCACCCAGTCCTCCGAAAGCACCTGCTCCACCTTTAAACCCACCCGTGGCTGATAGGTGCGTTCCAAACGAAGAGGAGTTGCCAGCGGTATTCCCGGCAACAGCCGCCGCTACCGTCACGGTGACACTAGAGATAGAGGAAACGTCGATAAACTTCTCAGAATATCCACCTGCGCCGCCGCCATATCCAGAGTGATTCCCGGCAGCACCACCGGCAACCAATTGGACTCGGACGCTACCGATATCGGTAGGTTTCGTCCAAGTCCCACTACTAGTGAAAACTTGAACCGATTTCAGCCCACCCCCGCCAGCAGCGGCTTGAAATGTAGGCGCAGAACCAGCGCCATTCGAAGTGAGTACATGAGTAGCTGTTCCAACAGCCACTGTCGTGGCAGTTGCGTCGGCGGCCCAGGTAATTAGCTCGCCATCGGTCCCTGCGCGCAGAGCAGAGACAGGGACACCTGCGGTTCCACCAACTTTAAAGCCAGCTTCGAGATTAGGAACACCAGTTCCAGACCCCTGTATCGTCAAATCGCCATCGGTTGATTTTGATTGTATTACGTCAGTATTTAATGTTGAAGTCATTTAACTAGGCTCCTCTGGCCACGTTGGATTGGAGGGATCAGCCGTTGTTGCTGGAAGATCACGTAATGCTTGACGATAGATAGACCAAGCTGTCTTTGTAGCGGCATCCATCGCATCCCAACGATCAGGGAGAACATCCAGGTCTGAAGCAACTAAAATGGACTCTCGTTCATTTCGTAGGGCTGTCATACCCGCTGCCAATACAGTCGCGTCTTTAGCAGTTTGATTAAATGCGACAGTCTTATTAACTACGTCAACAGGGAAATGTGCTGGAGTTTGAAAGCACATCTCACCATTAACGGCGGTTGCATCATTATCCACTACAAAGGCATCTTCATAACCAGCCATTTGATGTAATTCGACAATTCTTGCATCAGCCTCTTCCCGTGTCTCGAAAACGTCGCACTTGCAGATGAAACCATTCTCATCGACTTTGTTAACCGTTGTAAAACTAGGCATGTGAAATCCCCCACACTGTGAAACGTCCAGATACGATGTTTCCAACGGTAAGTGAAACGTCTAGTCGGTCTAGTGTAATCACGCTATCGAACTGCGCGGCGTATTGCCCGCCTTGAACATACCCTTGACTTTGAGTGTACATGTAGCTTCCTGACACGATAGGTCTGGCAGAACCATCCCCCGGCCGATGCAAAAACAGCATAGCACCAAGGCCTTCTCCCGTGGCGTTACCTAAGTCATTAGAAAAATTCATTCCATTTATCCCTTGGTCAGCGGCACCACTATAACCAACGCCACTGCTCATGGTTTGCGATCTGTGATAACGATAGGTAATGCCAGTCTCCATTCCCCCACTATCTCCTACCCTCATCCTGACCGTAGAACCATCAGTAGGGCACTTAATATCACTGAGCGCACAAGCGTAAGTATCGTATGTACTATCTAGTCCAGTGACCGTTAGGGTTGCACTGTCAGCGGCGACCGCTGTTCCTATTTTCGTCCAAGCACCACCAGCCGCAGCAGCCTGAAAAGTTGGTGCGGCCCCAGCGCCATTCGATGTTAAAACATGAGTAGCCGTACCGACAGCCACGGCTGCTGGATCGCCGCTCGCATCCCAAGTTATAAGCTCCCCGTCAGTCCCGGCGGCGAGTTTGGCTAGAGTAACATTGTCATTAAGTATTTTGGCGGTTGTGATGGCATCGTCTCTAATGGATGCCGTTGGAACACCCGCAACAGACCCTACTTTAAATCCAGCGCCGAGATCAGGAACCCCGGTCCCTTTTCCATCGAGCGAGAGGTCCGTGTTGACTCCGGATGCGGCTGTGACGGCATCAGCTTCGATTGTACTCATAATTTTATATCCCTCATATGATCGTCACGTTGCCACTCACGGTAAGCGTGACCCCGCTAGCTATTGTCAGTGGCCCCGCCGCACTCGCATTCTCGGCGGCTAAAATTTCTGTCGATGTATTTAATTCGGCTTCATTGATACGGAAAATATCGCCAGCACTTGATCCAACTGCTCCGTTGTCGCCCTTAAAATATCCAGCGCCACCGCCGATTGATCCCCAGGCGGGGCTTGCACCGGAGTAGCCCTCAAACTCATTGGTCGTGGAGTTGTAGCGAAAGTACCCAACAGCCGGAGCGCCATCACGCTGCCCAGTCGTGCCGCTTGGCGTGACACCCGATCCGGTGGCGGCTGTTCTCTCCACCACCGAGGCCGACGAGAGTGCTGCGGCAATCCACGCACTGCCGGTGTAGACGTGCATTACATTAGTGGATGTATTGAAATACAGATCACCAGCGGTCAGGGCCGCCCCGTCATTATCAACTGTTGGCGCTGAACTCTTCGCGCCGAGGTAGGTGTCATCGAAAGCATCGGCGCTGGCGGCGGCGGCTGCCGCACTCGCTGCCGATTCCGTCGCCGATGTAGACGCGTTACTGGCCTGGGTCGATGCCGTCGATGCCGACGATGCCGATGCGGTGGCTGAACTCGCGCCGGCAGTGGCTGAACTCGCGCCGGCAGTGGCAGAGGTCGCCGCTGCGGCGGCGCTTGTTGCGGCCGCAGCGGCACTTGTTCCCGCAGCGGCCGCATCCACGATGAGTGTCCACTTTGCACTGTCCGCATTCGATGACAGCGGCTGAGACCCCGACGAAGTGTGAGCGGTCGTGACTATATAAATATTGCTGTTGGATGTGTCCTTTACGATATCGCGCAGCGCGTACAAGGTCGAGGCAGCCCAGTCGCCGCGATAGGTGCCCACTTCTTGGATCGTCTCGGGGTTGCCAGCGGCGTCAAAGGCAAAAATCTTTGACGCCCTCGCGGCCTTCGCAGGCAGGCTCATGCTGATGCCCGTGTCCGAGATCGGAGCCCTGACTGTGCGGTTAGCGTTTTCGTTTAACTGCTGCGCAATCCCGACTAATCGGTCTAAGCTCTCCTCGTGATCTTCGGCGCCAAAACTGTCGTTTTCAACGTAGTCGTGCGGCTGCGTCAGGGCGAGTTGCCGGCTGATGGTGATCAGCTCGCCGCTTGCCGGCACGTTCCCTGCCGTAAATGTGACGTTCCCGCCAGAGGCCGAGCCTGCGCCCGAGACGTTAAAGTGCGTCCCCAGAGTTTTCGTCGCTTCAACGCCAGCCGTGCTGGTAATTACGACCTGTAAGTCGCTAGTCGCAAATATCTTAAAACTATAAGCGTAAACGTCGAGCGAGCCGTTGCCCGTAAAACTTACTTTCTGTGTAGCGCTTGCAATAGTCATTTTAGTCCTCTCCTTCGCTCTGCCTCTTTCGCGGCTTCCGCTCTCCAAGCCTTTAATTTCAATTTATACTCAGGGGTCTTTTCTATAATTCTAATCGCCTCCTGCCCGCCACGTTTGTACGCTTTGCGGACAAGGTCGTGCTTCCTTTCGAGGCTCGCCTTGTCGTAACTGCTCTTAGACATTACCTTGGTCAGCGCTTTGATCGACTCTCGACCGGCGTGGCTCAGAAAGTCGCGCCGCATAAATTGGTCGGACAGGTACAGGGTTGCCCCTCGGTAATTGACCCGCCCCCGATGCCATCCCGGTCTCAACGTAAGAGCGATATCGGCGTCTTGCGAAAGCCGGGCAATCTCCTCCAACGCCGGGTACGGGTCGAGGTCGGCATCGCGCCCTGATGGATTTGTGACCTCCGACGCATAAGGCTTGTCGGGCTGGTAAATGACCGAGAAGGTCGGATTGACCCAGTCTAAAAGTTTATGCCACTCCGTATCACCCGAGCTGGCGTATGACGTTTCGAGCCCGGTTTGCCAATCGACATGAGCCGCAACCTTGTCAGACGCCCAAGGCGTTTGCCCCTGTAGCCCGCGCAATAGCGTTTCGGAAAAGTTATCAAGTTGATTGGGATCAAGCCGATCCCGGTTGCCGTCGAAAAGGAATGGTACGCCCGTCCTGTTGGCCTGCGCCAAGACGCGCGGTATGACACTTCTATTCAGTTGCTGTATCGTCTTCTCAAAGTCTCGCGCGTCACCAGTGATGGCCTCGAATAATTTATTTGCGCCTTCGGCGTATGTCTTCGATAAAAGGTTTGTGCCAAAGGCGTAGACCACAGCCCCGAACGTGGCGCGCGCGTCGTGGTCCTCCCAGTAAGCCTCACCATCCATTACGCCCGTGATATCGCAAATATCTACAGACATTCCGACCATGCCGGATAGCGGCTCGATGCCGGCATAGCTATACCCCGTCTCGCCGGGCTTTATGCCATTGGGATAGTAAGTGAGGGGCTTAATGCCCTGCGCCGCCCAGGCGTCTCGCGTCGTCTTGTTGCCCGGCATTGAGCCAGTAATAAAACCCTCTGCCGCTAGCTTGCAAAAGCCCAGCGTCATGCCCCAACCCAGCGCCGTCTGATACCCGGCCTTGGCTTGAGCCTGCGCGCCGTTCTTGCCAAGCATATCTGTATACCAACCCTTAGTCGCCATTTGCAGAGGCGTGTGCTTAACGATCGCCTCAGCAATATTCATAGGCGTGACAAAAAACGGAATAAACCAGCGCGGTATCCCATAACCTCCACCGCGAACCCACTTCGCCATACCGGAGCCGTGTTCACTCAGTCGCTGCGTAAAAGTGACCATGCGCGCAAGTTTCTCCGCGCTAGCTTCAGCAGCTCCTGGCGGGTTTGCTATCCACTCTGCCATGAAGTCGCTGGCCTTATCGACATCGGCGGCTGTCCTGCCCTTCAACAGACCCTCGCGGTCAGCCGCTCTATAGGCCGTCGCATAGAGGTCCATGCGCGCGGCGAGAACTTTGAAAAATGAATCGCCGGCCTGGAGGGCTCTGGTCGGCACACGCCCAAGCGTCATCATTTCCCCGAGGACATTGATGAATCTGCCGACCGTACCGTGGACGTTCGTCGTCTCAGCAGTAAAAGCGCCTGACCTAAACTCAACCTTGCCTGTCCCAAACCCGACAGACTGATTTGTCTTAAAGGCGCGACCAGATGCGCGCATTGCCTCTCCAAGGCTCTGGATCATCCCGTAGACCATCGCCA